GGTAATCGTACGCAGAGATGATACGCTTCGCAGTGACCAGATGGTCATTGATGTGGACAAACTTCCAGATCTGCGGAGTATTCGGCTGAGGCGCAGAGATTCCGAAGTCAGAAGGAAGAATCCGAGCGTACATTACGATCCTGTAATAGGAGTCTCCGTAATTGCCACGACGCGCTCCGTTTTTAGCAGGGCCATCAAAGAAAGCATCCCAATCAGGACCAGTATTCTTGTCGATGATGGAGGAGTAATTGCTGATTGTGGGGTCCTCGCGGTAGTATACATTGAGATTCGCAGAAGACGGAGCTGAATTCAGTGCCTTGTCAGCATTGTATATACGCTTTTCGTTCGTATACTTGTTCAGTTCCTTCTTCACTTTCATGCGACTGATGCGCTCGATGTAGCCAGCATAATCACCCTGCTCTCCGATATCCCCTGGGGCCACTGTAGTGTCACGGAAAGCATTGCGCGGATTGATCCGTTTAATCCTGTTGAAGGATTTTGGAACACGCGTCATCTTCTTCCCTGTGCCGGAAGAGAAATCCCCAGCTACGGAGAACTGGTCAATGGAATCCCAGTCTACTTCAAGGGCAGAATAGTTGAACTTGACGCCATCCCGGATGAACAGAAGAAGCTGACGAGCATACCCACCGATAAGAGCATGGTCATCCAGGAGAGTTTCCAATTGCTCAGCCCAGATGCGCTTGGCGGGAGAGGATACAACAGGGAACATAGGAGTTCCACTAAGGAAAACATCTGCCAGGTATGCCACATAGGAATCAACCTGAGAAATGACAATGGGAGGGACTACGTCATCATTGGCGAATACGTCACCACAGGGCTGGGAAGCCTCGGTAATGTCCATGCCATCCACAGAAGCCTTCTGTTTGAGCTTGTAACGCGCATATGCCACGTCGATTGCATCCATTTTATCCTGGAGTTCGGTGAATTTACCGTGCGCAACGAGGGCAGCAGCTACAAAGTTGGAGACATTCTGCTGTGCTTGCACAGATAAACGTCCAATTTGGTCTGCAGTGGAGGGATCCGGAGCGGTAGCCATAGTGTAAAGTCCTTAGAAGGGGGTGTTGTGAAGAACAACTTTCGCTTGTTGAGCGAGTCTTGGAACGGTTTTAAGATTGCGGACGAGATGCCAGTATTGAGTGCGCACATCCAAGCCATATGCACAAGCGTCTAACAGGTCATCTTTATTGTCTTTCATGCCAAGCTTATATTTCATCGCCTGCCAGATAAAGGCAGCACGAACTGCGGAGAAAAGGTAATAATTCTCTGCGTAAAGCTCAGCTATGAACAGCCGTATGCGGGCTTCCTTGGCGCGTCCTGATGGTTTAAGGGGCACAATGTCAATGCCAGTGACTTTGTGGGCTTCGAGATACTTGGTGATCCAGAAAAGGAGGGTCTGTTGGTAGCCTACATCCTCGATGCCAATGAGGGAAGCACCATGCAAGAAGGCGAGCTCCAGGGCTCGTATGATCAATTGCTCAGGATCCTTGATCCCGGCATCAATGTCCGCAACCATACCCTTGCCATCATAGACATAATGGACAACGATGACGTTATCATCTGAGGTCTTGCGGAAACCGGCCGGGTCGATTGTGATAAAGACTCCGTCAGGCTCTATCTGCTCTTCATTATGAGGATTGGCTGGGAGAGAATCCATCAGGAGAGAAGTGGCCCTGGATATAGGCTCGTTCATAACCTCAGCAAACCAGACGTCTGCTTCTCCTAACTCCTCATCATGGAAATACGACTCCATGAGTTCTTCTAAGGAATGGAGTTCAGGCCACAAAGGCTGGCCATTAGCTAGAATGGCGCCGGTTACGAATGATACCCAGGAGGAATTCTTCTTGAATTGGAACAACAGGCACTCTTCTGAGTACATGTTGCCAACATAAATGATTAGACGATCACCCCTTGGCGCAATAATCTTGAAGGTTGCTACGAGCCATTTGCGGAATTTGATCCGTTCTGTGGGAGAATCATCACATTCTTTAGTCTGTGCGTCATCACAGAAAATAAGATCTGGCCTCCTATGCTTAACGTTGAGACCGCGAATGGATGATCCCGCACCTTTAGCCTTGAGAATAATATTGCGGTCGTGGAATAGTGCTGTCTTGGTCCCAGCATTATCAATGAGGAGCTGTCTTTTCCAATCGCCGTAGATTGTGGTACAGTTATCCGAGCACAGCATGTCGTTAACGTCTGAGATGAGTGCTTCTGCAAGCTCATCATTAGCGCAGATAACGGCAGCGAAGGAGATTTTGTCATATACAATTAACCAGGCTATGAGAATCTTAACGAAGGTTGTCTTAGCATGGCCCCGGGGAAGACCCAGCGCGAAACGTAGAATACGCCCAATCTGCTTAGGAGTACGGTTTCGGAGCATGTGGAAGATACCAATGTAGAATTCGGGGAAAGCGAATTCCATGATCGTTGGTACCATAAGCGAGGCAAAGAAATTGAAGTCAACTTGGCCTCTGAGATACGCAGCATCTCTATCAACAACTCCGTCCCCTATTTCGTAGGGTTTACTTTCCGTTGACTTGGGGGCTTCTAGGAGCTCTGCCATTTTGATTGTTCTTGAGAACCTTCAGTGCCTGTGCTGCTCGTACAGCTTCAAGCAGCTTTTGTTCTGAGCTCTTCAAATGGGGAGGCTGAGGCCTCAATTGTGTTTGGATCATTCTTTGGTCCCTTCATTCGAGAAAACATGGCCCGAACTCCGTCTGAGCTCATCGGTGCCAGAGCACTCTCACCTACTGCAATTACTTCCTGTTGCTCATTCATATGGATCACTGGAGCCTTCTGTTGCACATAGTGAATAGGCATTGTGATGGATACAAGATTCGCTTGGCCAACAAGGGGTTGGAGAACTGGATTCTTACGCTGCTTCATTTTCTCTTGGCGTTCAGCAACTACTCTCAATGTTTGGGTCAGGGCAGGAAGCTCAGCATTGGCAATAGCGCCCATAATGGCACCCAGGAGCTGATGCTCTGCTGCATCATACTTTGTATCCAGTGCAGTATCTTTTGCGTCTTCTGGCTGATTGGATATACGCTCAGTCAGCTCAGCCTGAAAGTTCTCGTCTTTTAATAGTTGCGAAACGTAGGCTGGCGTTACCCCGACAATAGAGCACACTTGCACAGGCTTGAGGCCGGCGGCAAGGTAGTCCAGAATGCGGTCCTTCATATTATTCGCTCCTGTCGGAAAGATTGTTCATTGGGGGATTATAGCATTTATTACAGACATGCAAAATATGAGGTTCTGGCCCTCGGTGGAACCGGGAGGAATGGAGCATTCATGGGAGAAGATAGAATAGAGAATCATGCGTTAGCATGGGGAAAGGGTGGAAAAAATTTAGAATTTTTTGTGAGAGGGTATTGATAGACGGATAAAATCCAGGACCAAAAAAAAGCCACCGGGGTGGCCTTGTCTGGGTGGGGTGGGTCAGTGTGCGCCTCGGATCAACCAAGCGGGCTGGATGCCCAATGCCCGGACTTTGGATTCTACGTAGCTCTTGCCGTAACGCTTCTGGCACTCTGCTACCAATGCTTCCATCTGAATATCTTGAACCAGTTTGTTGGACTTGAATACACGGCAGGTGGGGAGATAGCCTTGCAAGGTGGCAGCAGTAACTGCGCTCGGTGTGGACACTTGAACCAGCTTGCCAGCATCAATGAAAGAAACAACGTACATCTTAGACCTCGATATGTGAAGGATTGTGATTGACCATGCTATTGGCCGTGGCGATGGCATCCTCTTTGTCATTGGTATAGTAATCGGCAGGTGAATAGCGCACCATGTCGATATACATGCGGCAATTAAATTCACGATACTTGCTATTGTACGATACGCGCACTAGGCGGCTTCTATCCGCGTTATGCACTACTGTGATTGTCCTAGCACCCATTCTGCTTACTCCGGTTAGTCGGCAACATCGCCGACACTATTTACATGCACGTAGTGTGCCAGTATCCAAAAGCTTTATAAATCAACTACTTATGAATGCTATGCTTTTGATAGTGTAAAATTTTCCTGAATATGCACCATGTTGATACTGAATGTGCTTATATTTTAAGCAAGGCACTTTACACTGCCCATTATGGTGCATGGTGCGCAAAATGCATACTCTAGGGTGTATCTGTTTAGTCTGGTCTGGTATGCTCACAATGCCCATAGAGTCTATTCTACAGATTGATGATGATATTTATAATGGGCGAAAAAAAAGCCCTCCGAAGAGGGCTCTTGTGTGCTAGGTGTTAGCCTAGGTTGCGGTGATCAGTCCAAACCACCGGTGGAATCTGTCACCTCGGCGCAAGTCTCCAACACCCGCTGGATAGGCTTTTCAAATCGCTCTTGATCGGCTTCACTGAGAGAGACTGCAAAGGTTTCAACATACTCGGTCATTTTGGCTTTCGTGGCCGGAGACTGTACGCTGAGAGCTTCGCGGCTCTTGAAGTAGACAATCAGCATCTTGGCAGTTGCTTCAGACTTGCCCAGAGTGGCAACATACTGATTGAATGCCGCTTGACAATCGCGCAGGGCTGCCAGAGCTGCACCGTTGCCAGTGCCACCTTCAGCGCACAATCCGGCCCAGTCCTCTGCAATAACTGCGTCAGGCTTCAGAGTAGCGGTGCCGCTCAGGAGCTTGTTGCGTGCTTGCATCTGAACTGCTGCCACCACTGCTGCAAACAACCAGTTGGCCTCTTCCGTGTTGTAGACTGGCAAACCCCGATCATCCGTAGCGGGAACCGGCTTTCCGTCCTTATCAATGATAGGGTTTCCCTTATCGTCAGTCGCTTGTGCTTGCTCTGCTGCTGCACTGTGCTTGCGAATCTCGTCCATCAAGGGAGTGAAGGCGAAAATTTCCCCGACCTTCTCCCGGACATTCTTGCCACCTTTGGATACTGTCTTGGCGACATCAATTGCAAATTTGTGGAACATGGTATTTCTCCGATTGGTTTGACTAGAAACCGCTAGTCCGGCCAGCTCTGCAACCTTGCAGCGCATGACCTGAATTATGCCACATCTGGAAAACTTGTCAAGTGGTATTTTTCAATAGTCTAGTGTTCTGTGGGGATATTATCCTATGAACAATAGAGCAGTCTACCAAAAACGGGAAAACCCTTCCTGACTTCCCCTCTGCCTATTCTACCCTCCCTTCCCATTCTGCCTAGTCTCCCCCTCTAGGGGTACCCCAATTTCATATTGGTACAGATTTGAGCTTAGTCTGAGGGATTAGTCTAAGGATACAGATACAGATATTAATGGGGTGAGAAAAATTATCAAGGAAAGAAAATTCTATTGATAAAGATTCTTCTGAAAAATTTTAACCTCACACATAAAAGAGCTTCTCTAATAGCTTATACTCTCAGGCTTGCGCTCAGGCTGCGCATGGTTTATTCTACGCTTAGGCTAGACTAAGGTATTTTATGGGTCTGGAATAAATCGGGGCACCCCTAGCATGGCATACAGGGCAGACAAGGGAGGGAGGGCAGACAAGGCAGGAATTGACGCGGGGAGGACTTGACAGCCCCCCTAGATTCTGCGATAATTGCCGCTGGTCCGGGCATAGACTAAAGTGTTGTTTTTATACAACAGTTGCACTCTAAGCTCAGACTAAGCAGAGAAACGATAGACTAACTTGAAAGCAGAGAATATGAGCACACAATACGCTGGAAACAAGGACAAGGATAATATCTTACCATCTCTCCTACCTGCAGTGGCAAAGGAATTGAGAAAGAAAATAGCTTCTGAGTGGAATTCTAAACGGACAGACAAGCAGAAGGAAGAGGACATCTTCTATTCTCCATCCGATGTAGATTATGCTTCCATTGATGATGTAATCAAGCATACTGGCGCTAAGAAATATGCTGTCGCTGCTGCCAAGTATCGGGCAAGCAAAGCCATTAAGATGGCAGAGTTTACCAAGCGTTTAACGCTTATTTGCCCTCAGACTGGCATTGTCTCAGCAGTTGATGTTCCAGCGATACCCGGATTCTTTCTGCCTTATGAGAATCCACTATCTTCCCTCTCCAATTGCAGAGCAATTGCCCAGCGTGGTTATTCTTATCTGCTCTCTCTGGATACTCAGGTATTAGCTGGAATCTTGCTTGTAATCGCAGATGATTACAACCTCTTTCAGTATCCAGTGTTCGCCAA